ATGGCGAGGCTGGTTAAAAATAAAATGAAGGACGATAAATAATGGATAGAGCAACAGAAATAAGGGGAAAGATTTTCGAGGCGTTAAATGGGCTTGAATATAATGGTATACGGATTCCTGTTTTTGATGAATTTGTTAATCCGAATGTTACCTTGCCGAGCGTTGAGGGTGCTTTATCCGCTTACGTTGTTATTCAAGACCAGCAAGAGATGATGAGTCCTATACAAACTGTTTGTAATCCACGCTTCGAGTTAAACGTTACGATACGAGTCGTAACGACTTGGGGGACGGTTGGCAGCAAAAAGCTGTGTGAGGATATAGGAAATGAAATAATGTATAAATTAAAAGACGATAGAGGGTCGTCAAAGATAACAGGAATAGACAAGGTTACGCTTGTTAGCGCACGCTCATTGGCGGAGTCAACGAGTAGTAATCTTGCGTTTAGTAAAATAATCATTTTAAAATTTGAAAAAAATGGAAATTAATTATCACAGTGGATGGGAAGGAGCACGAATGGCGGTTTATAAAGAGACTGCTTATGTGCCAATTGCCTGCATAACGAGCAGGTCGGAGGGGAATACTACAAATACCTCTGAGAAAACGAATGTATGTACACAAGGTAAAACTGTTACGAAGGCTAACAGTATAACACGAACGGTATCACTAGCTGGCGAAATAGTCGATGAAAATTCTTATCACGACCTTAAAGAAATGCAAGGTACGTTACAAGAGCAGGCGTTCCGTGTGTATAAAGGAGCTGGTGAAACAAATCCTTTATACTTCAAAGGGATTATAACTGATTTGTCGGCTGATTTTGATGCCACAGAAGAAGGGGCGACGGGCACGTTCACGATGGATATTGCCGTAAATGGCGATTACACAGAAGATGACCCGATGGCAACACCGTAAAAAATGTATAAATTATGTATGAAACAAAGATTACTGTAAGTGGTAAAGAGATACCTATCAGATTCGGTGCGTATGTAATGAAATGTATCGCTGATGATGGGATTAAATTATCAGAACTTGGCGAATTGATTAAAGACAATCCGTTTGATGTAATACCTAAGATTTTCTATTACGGAGCGGTTAACGCTTCGGAAGGTAGGAGAGGTGAGGGTATATCGTTAAATGATATCTACGATTGGCTTGACGAGATACCTGGTGGATTGTTTAGCGAACAGTCGCAGGCGATAATCAAACTGTTTACCGACCAGATGACGGAGGGTGTTCCGAAGGTTGAAAAAGAGGAGCATACAAAAAAAAAGCAGTAGACGATGAAGACTTCAACCGTGACCATCTCTCGTTCGCTCTTGGGGAGCTTGGTCTTCGGTTGGAGCAATTTTACGATATGCCATGGTGCGAATATTTGATAAAATGTTACGCATGGTCAAGGATGGAAAAAGAAAAATGGCGGAAGGTACGTACTATTGCGTTCAATGCGATGATAGGAAGTCATCTCAACCCGAAGAAGTTACCGAAATCAGAGGAGGCGTTCATGCCGATTGAAAATAAGAATAAACGACGTGTAGACCCTGCGATTATGGAAGAATTGAGACGAGAGCGAGAAGAAGCACTTAAAAAAATAAACAAAGACAAACAAGAAGAATGAGTTTCACAGCGATAATAACGGCGGATGCAAAGAGTTTTGAGCAAGCGATAGAGCGAGCCCAAAAGCAGATTGACGGACTTGAAAAGAGCGTCGGTCGAAACCTTGATTCTATATCAGAAAAATTTACCGACATAGGTAAAAAGATGACAGTCGTGTCGGCTGGAATTATAGCTGGATTAGGTGCGTCTGTCAAAGCGTCGATAGATTTTGAGAGTGCTTTTGCTGGCGTTCTGAAAACAGTTGATGGAACTACCGAACAGCTTGATAATTTAAAGCAAGGCATTATCGATATGTCGAAAGAGATACCAGCGTCGACGACCGAGATAGCTAAGGTTGCTGAAGCAGCTGGACAGCTTGGTATCGAAACAGATAGGATTTTGGAGTTTACCCGCACGATGATTGATTTGGGCGAGTCGACGAATCTATCATCCGAGCAGGCTTCGACGGCATTGGCGAGGTTTGCTAATATAACGCAGATGTCGCAGAAGGATTTTGACCGTCTCGGCTCTACTGTTGTTGCATTAGGAAATAACTTCGCTACTACGGAGGCAGAGATAACCGAGATGGCGTTACGGCTTGCGGGCGTAGGTAAGCAGGTTGGATTGAGCGAGGCGGAGATTTTAGCACTATCTACTGCTCTATCGTCGGTTGGTATCGAGGCACAAGCTGGCGGCTCGGCATTTTCTCGATTATTATCAAATATACAACTGGCGGTTGAAACAGGTGGCGAAGATTTGCGTAATTTCGCTGCTGTTGCAGGTATGAGCGCAGAGCAGTTTGCGAATGCGTTCAGAGATGATGCTGTTAATGCATTAAATCTATTCATACAAGGTTTATCGGATACGTCAGGTAGCGGACAGTCGGCAATAGCCATTCTCGATGAGATGGGTATAACGGAGATAAGATTAAGAGACGCAATATTAAGAGCGTCAAGTGCAAGTGATTTATTTACAGAAGCCGTGAAGCTTGGTAATCAGGCGTGGATTGATAATACGGCGTTGACAGAAGAGGCTGGTAGGCGTTATCAGACGACTGCGTCGCAGATTGCGATATTAAAGAATAATCTCGCTGACGTAGGACGTGTAATAGGTGATATTCTTTTGCCGACGGTTAATTCGATGGTTGCGAGATTGAAAGATATGCTTAACGCTATATCGAATCTTAATCCTGTAATTGTGAAAATAGGAGTAGCAATTGCGGGTATCACAGCCGCTCTCGGGCCCGCAATGTTAGCGCTCGGACAATTATTAAAGATACTACCTTTAATCGGCAGCGCATTTACCGCCATGACGGGGCCGATTGGAATCGCTGTTGCTGCGATAGCTGGTGCAACGACACTTATAGTGTCTAATTGGGACGCAATAAAAGAATACTTCACGTCGGGAGACGGAGCGAAAGTCTTTGAAACGATAAAGTCGATGGCGGTAGCTGTTAAGAATGATATTATTGCTGCATTCAATGCTATAAAGACAGCAGTAAAAACAATATGGAACGCAATCGGAGATGATATTATAAAGATATTCGGTAATGCGTTGAAAATCGTTATGGCTGCGTTAGAAATGTTTGTAAATACGTTTAAAAATGTAGCGAAGATACTTCATGGCATATTCACACTGGATTTCAGGCAGGCATTGGATGGGTTGAAAACCCTATTCAATGATATTTTTGAGGGCATAAAGAAGATAGTGTTTAATGCTGTGTCGGCTATATCGTCGGCGCTGGCAGGGGTGTTTGATTTTATCGGGCTTGATAAGTGGGCAGAAGGATTGCGGTCATTTTCTGACAAGTTGAGTCCGTCGATCGAAAAAGTAAAAGAAGAAACAGAGCAAGTAACCGAGGCAACAGAAGAACAAATCGAAGTTGTAAATGAGCTTGCAAGCACAACAGGCGAGCTGACGGCTACAATAGGCGGATTAGTTGAAGCACAGGAGCAGTTAATCAAAGACGGTAGTGATGTAAATGAGTTGATACGTCGCACGTCAGATGAAATAACCGTTTTAACAAAACGACTTGAAGGGCTGCGCAGCGGCGAAATAGTTGTTAGGAACGTTTATGCTGAAATAGAGAAAACAGAGAAAAAAGTAAAAGACTTGTCGTCAGCGTTGGATTTACTAACAGGCGGGCGGGAGTTGACAATTGATTTAAACATAAAGTCAGGAGCTGCTGCTTTTCGTGAAACGGACTTGTTTAAAGGTTATCAGGAATTACTCGATGAGTCGGGACAATTTATCATTACACCCGAAATAGATACTTCACTTGTTGAGGCTGGTATGGGACGACTTGTCGACGAAACGAAGGTGTTATCGATGAATATCGGCAATATGATAGGCTATTCGATATCCGACATGATGCGAGGTATCGGGGTTGCGTTGGCGGAAGGTGAAAATGTTATCGATGTTATTGGGAAGTCACTACTTAAAACGATAGGTGATTTAGCTGTGAGGGTTGGCGAGCAGATGATAGCATTCGGTACAGCGGGATTGGCGTTAAAAAGATTAATACATAACCCTATTGCAGCTATTGCAGCAGGTTCAGCGCTCGTTGCGTTAGGTTCGGCAGCTGCGTCGGCGATAGGTAAAACGATTGATACTTATACAGGTGGAGGCGGTTATGCCGGCGGTGCATCGTCATATCAGCAGGTTGCACCTGCTTATGCGCCATCCGAATATAGGGGTGCGTACAGAGAGGACTATACGGTTGAGTTTAAGATAGGTACAAACGAGTTGGTAGGAGTGCTTGATATGGCAGAACAAAAGAAAAAACGATTATAAGACATGAAATATACACTTACATATAAGAATAAGCAGGGCATTGAAGCTCGACTTGATATTATTACACACGGTATATATTCGCAAACTGAAATTATAGAGGGTACCGACACACCGTTTATTCTTAATTATAAACGTGAAAAAAACAATAAGGATGGCTATATCATTTCTTCATCGGCAGATATATCTATATATGAAAGTGGAACATTTAATATCGATAATTTAAAAACTTCAAATGAAACAGATATTAAG